AAATCCACATGGGTGTTTCCTTCAGGTGCAACCATGTGGTTTACGTACTTAGACAAAGACAAAGACGTAACCCGTTTTCAAGGTCAGGCTTTTAACTGGATCGGTATAGACGAGGTAACTCAGTATCCAACACCATACGTGTGGGATTATCTTCGTTCTCGTCTACGTTCTACTGATGCCGAATTGCAACATAACCTGTGTATGCGCTGCACAGCAAACCCCGGCGGTGTTGGGGGCTGGTGGGTCAAGAAGACCTACATCGATAACGTCGAACCTAACAAGGCATTTGCAGCGTTTGATATAGAAACAGGTAAACGCTTTGAGTGGCCACCGGGTCACGAGAAAGCAGGTGAGCCGCTGTTCTTTCGAAAGTTTGTTCCGGCACGGCTGACCGACAATCCCTATCTCATGGCTGATGGTCAATACGAGGCCATGCTGAGATCGCTCCCAGAAGTCGAACGAAAGCGGCTTCTCGAAGGGGATTGGGATGTGGCAGAGGGAGCGGCCTTCCCTGAATTTTCAAGAGTACGACACGTTGTTGAGCCTTACGATCTTCCCACCAACTGGCCGCGAATCCGTGCAGCCGATTATGGATACGCCAGCCCTTCTTGCGTGTTGTGGGGTGCTATTGACTGGGATAATAATATTTGGGTATATCGTGAGTTATATGCAAAACACTTGACAGCAGACGATTTAGCCGATAAAATATTAGAAGCAGAACAACTAGACCCTACTCCACATTATACAGTTCTTGATTCCTCTTGTTGGAATAAAACAGGATTTGGTCCTTCGATTGCAGAGACGATGATGAGGGCAGGTGTTCGTTGGACACCTTCAGATCGTAACAGGCTACAGGGCAAGATGGAAATCCACCGCCGTTTAGCCAATGATCCGTACACAAATGAACCTCGACTAAGAATTTTTTCAACCTGTCAACACACTGTAAAACAGTTGGCAGGTATTCCACTGTCTAAATCAAACAGTGAAGACGTAGACACAAAAGCAGAAGATCACGCTTACGATGCGTTGCGCTACATGCTTATGACACGTACCAGCGGGTACACATCTATTCACAAACAACTTGGTGCAATTAAAAATCAGGTGCATCAAGTTCAAGATGAAGTATTTGGATACTGATGGCAGAAGAACCAACAACACGATTAACGGCTGATCAAAAAAAGTCTTTGACACTTCGAGAGTTGTTTGAACTCGAAGCTGCGTCTAAGCCTGACGGCTCAGTGCCAGACGAGATAAAAAGACACATTGCACTTCTAAAGGGAGTCAATGACAAGGTTACTGGTCGGCCTGTTTTAGATATGGTTGTCGGGGAAATGGACGTAGGGCAAGTATTTGGAGATGTTATTTCAGAAGGAAAATTTCGTGACGCTGATGTAAAGGCATCTCCCACTTTGCGTAGCAGGTCAAGCCTTCTTATAACTCGACTAAATACAATGTTTGATAATGCTGGATTTGGTTCTGGCTACGTAAAGAAGCAAGTTGAAAATTCTTTAGGAAAAGAAGCCTTCAACAGAGAGTCTGGATGGGATTATAAAAGATCAAGAAAAATACCAGTAGGCTTTCAGCCGGATGTGTATCAAAAATTAAAAATTATTCTTGGTGATGGTAACCTATCTAAAGAAGTGCGAAATCAACTGGCAGCACATCTATTTGGTGGATTTCGCCCAGAAAACATAGCCAACTTTAAAATTGAAAATTACGATAAAGAAAAAGGTATCTTAACCTTTTATGACAAGAAAAGTAAAAAGAACAAATTTCTTGTTGTGAATCCTGCTGTTCAAGGTGTTTTAAATGAACAAATTGGGAATCAGACTACGGGCTTTATATTTCCAAATGCAAAAAAAGATCAGAAAACGTTAAACACTATTCTTAAAAATACAATGGACCCGGTTTCTTTTGCAAAACCTGACGGGTCGATACAAAAAGAAAACTTTACCGTTTACAAGTTACGAAATCTAAACGAGACTATTCTAACAGATTCCGGACTGAATGAAAGCGATATAGATTTTCTAAACGGTAGAAAGCCTCAATCAGAAGCTGCTGGATATGTTGCAATGGCAGCAAGGCAGCGTCGAATTAAAAACGCTGCAAATGAACTGGTAGCATCTATTGCAGGATACTCTGGAACACAAACTATTGCTCAATTTTCTGCTGATGTAGGTATTTCTTTTCCAGAAGATGTTTTACGGACTAAAATTGATCGTTCTCTTTTAGTAGCCGACGAATATGTAGCAGCCTTATCTGATGATTTTTTAGATATACTTGAACCCGAATCAGGAAAATATTCGATAGAAAGTACGCCCTCTGCTGACCCTGATCTAGCACAACAATTTAAAAATGAAGCAATCGCTGTAAGTAAATTGAAAGAAGAAACAGCTTTAAAAAAAAGCGCAGAGACAAAAAAGTCTCGCCTTGAACTAGAAACAAAACTTGAGGAAATAGACGAAGATGCTATCCGCGCAAAAGTTCGTAGGAATGAAGATGTCAAGAAGATTCGAGACGATGAGCTAAGTATTCTTAGAGGTAAAAAACCCACAGCCGATGCGCCAGAGGGACCTAAAACACCAGATGATCTTTCTCCCGGCCTAAAAGAAAAACTTGCTCGTATGGGAATAGTCTTAGGTCCGCTTAAAAAACTGCTTGGACCTGTAGGTGTTGGATTAGCAGCGTTAGCCGCTAAAGAAACTGAAGCTGAAGTTACAGAAGCAACAGGGTCTCCTACGTTAGGCGGATTAGCAGGAGCATCTGAGTTTGCTCCTGTAACATACAGTGATGTAAAATCTCTTGCTGAAGGTCGTGGTAGTCCTGACATGTTTGGTTTAACACCAGCAAGTCGTATCGCTGCCGAAGAACAGCTTTACCCCGGTAGCACCGGATTTGTAAATGACGACAGGGCACCTGAAGCCACCCCTGTTGATAAAGATCAAGGCTTCTTATCTAGATAAATGGGAGAGTACCATGCAGAACAATTATAACTTCGGTGCAGCTTACATTATGTCATCTGACGAAACTTCTGTTGATGATCAGATGGGTGCTGATAAACTGTATCGTGAAAGTCTCGAGTTTGACACTCGTGCCAAGACTGATGTTCTAACGGAAGACATGCCAAAGAAACAAACAAAAACTGCTGTCGATCCGTCTGTCATGAAAATGGCTGAAGAACGCGATTACTAAGAGTATCACATGTCTGACAATTTTCTTACGCCTGAAGACGATGAAGTAGTACCAGTAATTAGTCCTGAAGAGCAGATGCCGGGGTTAGCTGGATACATTCGTTCTAAATTTGAATCGGCTGAAGATGGTCGATACACTCACGAACAACGATGGCTTAAAGCCTATAAAAATTTTCGAGGAATCTACGATTCAACAACTCAATTTCGAGATTCAGAACGATCAAAAGTCTTTATTAAAATAACAAAGACAAAAGTTCTTGCTGCGTATGGTCAAATTGTAGACATTCTTTTTGCCAACAAGAAGTTTCCTCTTGTTGTCGAATCGACTCCAATGCCAGAAGGTATTGAAGAATTTGCACACCTTAAAACACCTTTGGATGAAATGATTCAGAATGATCCTTACGGGTTTGAAGGCGACGGTAGAGAATTGTTACCGGGAGCACTTGAGACCAGTAAAGGATATCAACTAGGTAGCTTTAACGAAGAAATTCAGTCTGTTCTTGCACCGGGTCCAAGTCGTGTAGGGGAGCCGCAATTTGAACCTGCTGCTGAACAAGCACGACTTATGGAAAAATGTATACACGATCAGCTTCTCGACACAAACGCTGTGAACGTATTACGACAGGCAATATTCGAATCTTCTTTGCTAGGAACTGGCATTGTAAAAGGACCATTTAACTTTTACAAACGTATTCATAACTGGCAACGAGATGATATGGGCGAGAGGTCCTACCAACCCTACGAAAAAACAGTTCCTAGAATTGAACATGTTTCTTGTTGGGACTTTTTTCCTGATCCCTCTGCTATAAGTATTGAAGATTGTGAATACGTAATTCAACGTCATCGTATGAACAGGCAACAACTTCGTTCTCTTATAATGCGTCCTGCTTTTTACGCAGACGCAATTCAAGAGGCGATTGCAAAAGGGCCTAATTATATTGATAAGTATTATGAAGACACAATTCGTGATGACGAGACTGAAGCAAACTACAGAGAAAACAGATATGAAGTTTTAGAATATTGGGGTGTTATAGACGCTAAGTTTGCCGAAGAAGTGGGCATGCGATTTGATCATGACATGAATGAATTAGATCAAGTTCAAGTGAATGTTTGGATTTGTGGTGGTCATGTTCTTCGCTGTGTTGCAAATCCGTTTACCCCTGCTCGTATTCCATTTCAGGCTTTTCCGTTTGAGATCAACCCTTATCAATTGTTTGGGGTTGGCGTTGCGGAAAATATGGAAGACGCTCAAATGCTCATGAACGGACACGTTCGTATGGCTATTGATAACCTAGCACTTGCTGGCAATCTTGTGTTTGACGTGGATGAAGCCAGCCTTGTGCCGGGTCAAAACATGGATATTTTTCCGGGCAAGATTTTCCGTCGTCAATCTGGGGTTACGGGAACAGCAATCAACGGTCTTAAGTTTCCAAATACAGCACCTGAAAATATTCAGATGTACCAGATCAGCCGTCAACTTGCTGATGAAGAAACAGGCATTCCGTCAATCATCCACGGTCAAACAGGTGTAACCGGAACTGGTCGTACTGCCGCAGGACTGTCTATGTTGATGGGTTCTGCAGGTTTGGCTATGAAGACAATAATTAAAAACGTTGATGATCATCTGCTCAAGCCTTTGGGTGAATCCTATTTTCAGTGGAATATGCAGTTTAACCCTGATGTAGAAGATGTGCAGGGTGATCTAGAAATTAAACCTCGTGGGGTAGCCGCAGTAATGCAAAAAGAAGTTCGTAGTCAGCGACTAACTTCTCTGCTTCAAACTGTTGCAAATCCAATGTTAGCCCCGTTTATAAAGATTCCAAACTTAATGAGAGAACTTGCAATTACACAAGATATCGATCCTGATAGTCTTGTAAACGATGTAAACGAAGCACAAGCGTATGCACAGATGTTACAAGGGATGATGGCAAATGCTCAACAAGCAGCAAGCACAGACGCTGGGGCCGCTGGTCAACAGCAAGGAATGGCCCCTGATGGAGGAGTACCTCAACGAACTCCGGGAAATGATGATTCGGGCCGTGGTGATGGCACAATCGGAGTCGGAACTGCGCCAAATGCAGGGGAAGCTGGCTTTAGTGGAAACGCTCCTGAAACTGAAAACTGATCAGAAAATGGTGATACAGAATGGTAGATAGTGGATTTCTAAAACCTCGATATCCGGGTGCTCCCATAGGCTACAGTCCGGCACCGCAAGATGATATAGTAGCGACTCCACCGCCGCCTGACGAAACCCTTGATACAGGTGTTAAAACGACTGTTAAAAGTGTTGAAGAAACACATGGGGGAGACAAGGATACGCAAACTCCTGATCTTTTTCAAGGTGTGTCATCGAGCGCGAAAAACTATGGTAAAATTAGGATGTATGAAGCATCTGATGTTAACTTAAGTCCTAAATATTCAGACTTAATGTCGGGTATGGCAATCGATTTTGATAATCCATTTACTTTTTCTAGCACAGAAGAACCTATCTTTGGAGAAACACCATCACTACAGCTTACAGGGAGCGGTAGTGCAGCCGCAGGTTTACTGGGTGCTGTAACAGGTACTCCTCTTGGGGCTTTCGCGGGACTTGGTACGGCTGTTTCAAAGGCTGTAAATGCTGCTCATCAAAGCAATGCTCAAAAATCACTTGCACTAGGTGGTGGTGGTGCATTCTTTGAAGTTGAAAATCAAAGAATAAGCCGCCCCCCAGATCAGCTTGTCTACTCAGGACAGATTGGTTACAGCAATCAACAGATGGCAGTTGTAGAATCTATAGCTAGGGGTTTTGTTCCGGGAACACTTGAAATTAATAAAGTTAACTATATGGGTACGCCTAAATTTGAAGCGGTTGGACAAGACAGTGGATTTTCATCTGACGACATGATGTCAATGGGTGGAGCCTATAATTCAAAAACAGGTAATTTTCACAGTCTTGATGGTACAGTTTCTACTTTTGGAACAATGGCGGCTGGAAAGGCTAAAGCTGCACAAGCAACCAGCCAACTAAGTTCTAGACTTGGTAAGATGGGTATTACGTCAGTTACTCGTAATATAAGTGTTGCCGATGTTGTTAGTATAAATCGGGGTATTCGAAGTGGTAAATATGACGACTTTGACGATGGTTTAGACGATATAGCTGAAGACGAAGCAATTTCTCAAGGTTTGGGGTATGCTGGGATCGAAGACAGGAATCCCGATGGGTCTACTGGTGATTCAGGTTCAGGTGGTGATAGGGGCACACACGGCAGTGATATGAGCCGTGAGGATAGAGAGAGAGGACCTACAGACCCCTCTAGCGGAGGTCCCGGCGGTTTCAGAGCAATGGGTGGTCGCGTAGGTCTTCAGATGGGTGGCATGGCAGGTCGTATGTCAGGTCAATCAGGCTTTGTTGAACGCCCCCCTAGCCAAGTACCCGAAGGCGAAACTGTCGCAGACGATGTTGAAACTGCTCTTCCTGAAGGCTCATTTGTTATTAATGCAGCCGCAGTTCAATTTGCAGGAGAAGAAGATATTAAGAAAATGCTTCTAGATGCAAACAAAGAAGCGGTTCGTCGTGGAATAACGGTTGACAAAGACAATAATAACGCTAAAATAATAGATGTAGCAATCTCTCGCGGAGAAGTAGTAGTTGCTCCCCACATAGCTAAAATTATCGGCTATGACCGCCTCGAAAAAATTAACAATAGAGGCAAGCGCGAGACCAAAAAACGTATCAAAGAAAACGGTCAAGAACCTACAGGTGCTGCTCAAGGTGGTCTTTTACAATTCTTGTTTGGACCACCTAAAGAAGAAGAAGAAGATAAAACAGAGGTTCTTACTCCCGAAACTCATCCGGAATTTATTAAAGGTTTTGTAGATAAAAAAAAACCCTCTAAATCTACTTCTTCTAAATCAAAAGCGTCTCAACCTCCCCCTGTTAGGGGTAAGCCATCCCAACCTCTTCCACCTCTTACCAAGTTTGAAGCTACCGCTTTTGAACTTCTCGAACTTTTAGAGGGTAACAAATCGGAAGGCTATGTCCCTAAAGGCTCTGACAAAAGTGGCGTTACAATTGGATTAGGATTTGATTTAGGACAGCATAAAATTGATGGTCTTGAAAAGATGAGTATTGATACTGATCTCATATCTAAACTTGCTCCGTATTTAGAGAAAACAGGTGACGAAGCTAGAGAAGTTTTAGAGTATGAACCATTATCAGTAACAGAGTCCGAAAAAGAGGATTTAAACAAACTTGTATTTCGTTCAAAGTATGAAAGGTTTAGAAAAAACTTTCCTGAATACGATCAAGTATACGACGATGGCAAAAAAGCAGTTCTATACTCAATATACCATTTAGGTGCGTTAGGACGATACGAAACTTTCAGGAAAATTTTTGACAAAGCACAGGATTTAAAACCTGCAATCAAACAGGGAGTGCTATCTAGAACAAGAAAGGGTAACCCGGAGCATAACAGAGCAAAAAAGGCTCTAGACTGGTACGAAAAGTACGAAGATAAAAACATGGAAATGCCCGTACCCAAACCTAAGAATTTGTCAGCTACCCGTTAAACGGCCCTGACGTAACCGGAGCGGCTACCCACACGCCTAAGTGGCCCCGCAAGTGAGGTAAATAAAATGGCTAAACCAAAGGGCCACCGTGCCAACAAACCAAACGATTCGTTTGGAACAAT